TCTGCTGCACAGCACGCTCCTTGTTTGACCGATCCGTTGCCGCTCGTGCGTTTATGTCAGTGAGGTTCTTCTGGTGCATCGCCTCAGCGTCTTCAGCCATCTGCATGTACTCTTCTTTCGTGACAAGCTCGGCATCCTTGAACTCAATGAGCTTTTCAAGCTGCGAAGCATAGCGCTCGTCCTCAAGCTCTCCCTCGGACTTGAATTTGTCCTGCAGCGCCTTGAGGTCTTCTTCCCATTTCACGACACCGGATATCTCGGACATCTTTGCGGCATGGTCCTCTGCGAGCTGCTGCTTAAGCTCGTCATCGGCTGTCGTAAGCTCTGATGTCTTTCCGTAGTAGTCGCTTACCAATTTTAGGCCCTCTTCGTACCGCTTATTCTCAAGCTCCGTCTCGGTCATAAGCGACTCGCGGAGCTTGTCGATCCGCTCTTGCATCTTTGACGCGCTGTCATCAGCCGTCTTGCTGGATGGCGTCGGGTTGCGCGGTGTTGGTGTCGTGGTATCCAACTGAACCGATTCGGCAGAGACAACCGGGTCACCCCATGATCCGGTTGCGCCGCCATAGCTCCCTGAGAATACTTTTGACCGCATTCCGAGAAACGATGGGTGCGTTTTTGCGTAATCCGATGCTACGGCATAGATGCCGCCAGTGGTGGCGCCAACGCCACCGCCAATCGCAGCGCCAGCGCCACCACCGATTTTTCCTCCAGCGATTGCTCCAGCGACGCCACCGCCGATCATACCAGCTTTGCCGTGATTCTCTTGGATGTACGCACCAAGTTTAGCAAACTGCTCTACAGCTAACTTTGCGGCATCTGCGATTGCGACAACCCCAGCAATGATCCCGTCTTTATTGTCGTCCATCGCTTTCGCGACATCATCAATGGCATCGGCGATTCCTCTGGTGCCGCCAGCGGCATTATTGCTTTCGTTGACGATTGAGTTGAAGGCGTTGGTGAGTTTGGTCATCGCCTGCCCGACCGTTTCAGGCATTTGCTTGAACTCAGCGTTGACCTTGGCAGCGCCATTCTGTAGCGCTCCGATAAGCACTTCGGAAGTGATCTTGCCTTCCTTGCCCATAGCGCGGAGCTGCCCGATACCGACCCCAAGCCCGTCGGCAATCATCTGTGCCAAGCGGGGCGTCTGCTCCATGACGCTGTTCAGTTCCTCGCCCCTGAGCACCCCGGACGCCATGCCTTGGCCAAGCTGCATGAGTGCCGCTGATGCCGATTCTCCGGATGCACCGGAGACGATCAGCGCTTGATTGATGGACTCGGTGATGCCGATAAGTTCCTTCTGCGAGATACCAAGCTCTCCCGTAGATCTGGCCATACGGGTGTACAGGTCGACGGTTGACTCAAAGGACACGCGCGTGTCCTGAGCGACCTTGTACAGCCCAGACTGTGCGGCCTGAAACTCAGCTGTTGACTTGGCGACAAGTTTGAGGCGCCCGTCGAGCTGCGTGTAGCGATCGCTGATGTCGATGAGAGCGCGGGAAAACTGTACCGCAGCTGTCGCGCTGAACGCAACCCCTACGGCTCCAGCAAACTGCTTCGATAGACCCATAGCCTTGTTAGTCGCTCGTTCGAAGCTCGAAGCGTCGCCATTGATCTTTACAAGGATATTCTGGTTACTCATTGGATTTGTGGTCTTTCAGCATTGCGAGCAGGTCATCGATATCTCCATCTGCCAGGCGCCCAGCCTCTCTCTTGTTACGGTCTACCTTCGCGTAATAGAGGCGCCAGAACTCTTTTGGCGACATCGCCAAGAACTCTGATGGGATAAGCTCCAAGTCAAGGATCGCGATCTCATAGATCCGACCCCAGTCAATGTCGTCGGCTATTTTTTTTTACCGTCAGCCTTCTCCGTCTGAGTGCGCACCACCGGGAAAAAAGCGGAGGTCACTGCCTCGATCAGTGGTCTCGCGTCAGTTCCGGTCATAATCTCGACATATACATCCTCTGGTGTCGCATCAGCTCCTGCCGACACAAGCATCAATGCGAGGATCTTCGCCACCTCCGTAACTGGAGCATCACCACGGGATACCCGCGCAGTCAGTCCTGCAAGGCTAATCCCGAGGCCACCCGACACCTTCGACATCTCGACTCGGTTAATCATGTCGAAGGTGGGTTTCACGGTGTACTGTTTTCCGGCGTAGGTGATCGCCACTTCTTCAAATATCGCTGCCATAATTACGCGAATGTGATTACGCCTGCGGACTGCAGTGTCGCCTCAAAGGTGACGGCTCCGTTATACTCTCCGGTCATCGCGACTGATGCCAGGAAGAAGTTCCCGCTGAGTGTGCTCCCGCCCCACGCAAGCGAATAAGCGTCAACGACATCCGTGGTGCTCATTACTGCAGTGACGATAGTGGTGTCGGTAGCGACACCGGAAAAGCTAATCTCTACGGTTTTTTCTCCCGGCGCATCAAGAAGTTCACGCACGCCAGCACTGTCATCCGAGGTGATATCCACGGGCGCATTGTTGACGGTAAAGCTCTTGGTGCGGCATCCAGCGATAGCGACTGAGTCCTTCGTGAGTATGAAGTCCCTGCCAAGTAGTTCTGCCATTGTAGTTCTCCAGTTGTTTTATACTGCTGTTTGTGGTGCCCCGCGAGTGATCGCATACTGCACCTTGTAAATCATCCGCAGGACGCCATACGGCACCGCTGCATCTCCGACATACTGACTGTCGGCCTGTGAGTATTCAAGAGATAAAGCCAATCCATTCAGATACCTGTCCGTCGTCGCGTTACGGTCTGCATAGAGCGCCGTCTCGACCTCGGCTTGTATGGTATCGGTTTTTGTGTCCCAAGTGACGCCAGACACATACGCATCGATCACGACATCCACCTCCTTGACCAGCAGGCTCTCTCGCTCTTCAATCGCCTTCTCGGATTTCACATACACGCAGATGCCGGGCATAGCAGCCGAGTCCATCGGGTAGATGCGCGACTTGAACGCCCTCGCACCGGTCGTCGTGAGACCTGAGAGTGTAACCGCCACACGATCTCGTATCTGTGTTCTGACATGGCTCATGCGTCCTCCAAGGCAAGTACTGTGATACCTGTGCCGTCTGGCTTAACGTTGATCACGGTGTACGGAGCCAAGTCGACCGTTATACTGTCACCGATTTTCACACCCTGCACATCTACCGACCTGCAAATAGCCGCCGGCTTCGTGCTCTCAATGTCTACCTCTTGACCGTTGGCTGCGTAATACTCCTCGTCATAGATGACGGAGATAGCCATGGTATTGTAGACCGCTGGCACCGCGAAACCGTAGGTCTCGTCAAACATTGATGTGAGGTCTTCGGCAAACATGTCAGCGCTTCATCATCTTCTTCTTAATCGGCTCTTCTCTCACTTCCTGCCGTTTCGCCTGCGTACTTTCTTCAGGTGCAATCACCGCACGGCCATCAGCAATCAGCACACGTCCACATTTTTGGGTGACCTCGACGACGGCCCCAGCCGAAGCTGGGGACACGCCGTTTGCGGTCTGGACGTTGACACCTCGTAGTATCTTAATCCTCATACGTCACCTCCTTAAGCAGGGTTGGCGCTGGCAACGAAGCTGGCCGGATGGCGCAGCTGCACGTCCACATCCTGGAACGCGGTCACCGACACGATACCCTTGCGCGAGTAGGTGTACGGATCTGCCACGACCTCGATACCACCCCAGAGGCCAACCATCAGCTCGGCGAAGTTGCCGAAGATGATGCGCTTGACGCTGGATGCGATTGCGTTGTTGCTGCTGAACAGACTATAGCCGTTTACCTGGCCGTTCTCGGCAACAAAGCCGGGTACGCCAGAAGCCTTCAGCGTCTGCTTCATAGTGCCAATCAGAGTCGGGTGCGCGATGTAGGCCAGCGATCCGCGAAGTGCTTTTGCTTCTGCGACAGCTGTCTCCATATTCACTACATCAGACCATGCTGGAGAGTTTGCTGAAGCAAGAGTCTCGGAGCCAACGCCGGAGGTTCCAATAAGGCCGGTCGGCTGGTTGTTGCCTGAACCGGTGCCTGCGAGGCCAGCAAGGTCGATGGCATCAGCAAGCGATGCGAAGATATCACCACGGACGATTCCCTCGACATCCATTGAGGTCTGCTTCAGCATCTGGCGGGTGATGCCCTGGTTGACGCCGACCGTCTTCAGAGTGAACTGGAGCAGGTCAAGGTCCATTGCGCTGGTTGTGATGTCGTTTCCGGACTCATTTTTCTCTCCAACCCAGTAGGCTGATGTGCCAACGCCGACACGAGCCATGTCGTACTTGCCGACAAGGCCGCTGATGAAGCGAGCGCCTGCTCGAGCGAGCACGGCCTGCTCACGCAGATACTCAATCACTTCGCCGCTGTGGATCTCTTCGACCACGCCAGCGCCGGTGCCGGAGCTGATGATGGCTGCACGGCTTGACATCGGAATAGCCTCGTGCGGGATGATTGCGCCACCGCGCTGCGACGAAATGCCGCGAGCGGAGCAGTAAGCATCGCAGACATCAAGCTCATACTTTGCATCGACCGAATCACCCGATAGGTGACGGACGAGTTTGACCAGGCTGAAGCGCTGCTTGTCCTTGGCGGTAAGGCCGATCTGGACGGTTGCCTGGCGTTCCTGCTCAGCAACGATTGCCGGTGCAAGGTGGCGCTCGTAGAACTCTTTCGGGCTGATGCCTTCGGCAATCGCGCGAGCAGCGAGTTCGCCTGATTTCGGGCAGAGGTGCCTTGCGGCCTCAGCCTGTGCCGCGATCTGCGACGCGATGTTTTCGGTCTCAACGACCACGGGAGCGGGATTCATGTTCCCGCTGTTTTCAGTGATAGGATCCATGTCCCTCTCCTTGTTTATTGTTTGTGTTTGTGCGGTAAGTGGCCGTCTATACACGACCGTTGAAAAAGATCTTTCTGCGCTGCGGAACCCGACACCATCATCAGCAGGGATACTGACAGATGATACCTCGTATGGCTTCCATTTCGTGACGTGATAGACGCCGCGCTCGGCCTCTACAAGCTCTTTGATTACGTATCCGACGCTGACGTTTTTGCGTATTCCGTCGATGACATCCTGCTTCAGTTCACATCCACCTTCGCTTCTGCTGAACTTGATGCCGGTCAACTTGCAAGCCCGCGCACTCAAGTCAAGCTCGCACCCGGTGATGACTCCGACCTGCTCTTCCTGGTCATGGTCCTTCAGGAATGGAGCGCGTCCTGACGACAGCCATGATAGATCAACATTGTCGTTGCCGTGCAGGAGGATTTCCGTACCGAAAACGATATCTCCGTTCGTGGCGTCCCACATCATGCGATCCTGTACCGGAGCCTCACTTGAGAAATAGCACTCAAAAGACGGTGAGACATCTTGTCCATCCTGTGCTTGCTCTTCATTGCCAGGATTTTCGGCCTTGACGATGATCTCGGCTGCTCGGTACTGGAGACCCGTCCGGACCTCCATGCGCTCCATGCCCTCAGTATTCTGCATGCTCATATCCATTCAGTTTATGGCCGTTCATTTGGCCGATTGTGCGACTTGGCGCCGGTGCCGCAGGGACTTGCTGTGCTGGCTTGTACGGCCCAAAAATTTCAGTCATATCTATACCCGCATCATCCGCCATCTGCTTCTCCTTCGCCAGGCGATCAAACACGTCCTCGATCTCATCACCCTGCGACGCGGCGATGTCCGACAGCGACGTAACGCGCATCAGGAGGTTTGCCTTGTTCGCGTTCGCCTCTTTTTGCGGGTCGACCCACGCCCAGGAGCGAGGTACCCATGAAACTCGCTTGAACTCGTTGATCCTTGAGAACGGCAGTCGAATCTTCCCTGCCGAAATGGCCATTGACAGCCACTCGCCATAAATAGCGTCATGGAACCAGGCCACCAGCCAGCTCTGACGACCCTTCCAGAAGTCGCGGACTTCGAGCATGCCAATACGGGCGCTGGAGTAGTTGACTTCAGAGAGGTCATTGGCGAGACTGGTATAATTGACGTTGCCGGCGGAAGCGATACCTTTAAGCAACTTGTTTGACAGACTTTCAAATGCGTTGGTTGGGTGCGTCGGATCCCAGGGGGCAAAATCATACCCTTCCGGAAGGATACCGAACGATCCGGCCTCGCTATCCATGTACTGAATCTCAGAATCTTCATCTTCGCCGTCACCGCTGAACCCGGTATCAGCCGCCGCCGTCCTCTTGAAAAACCCGCCCTTCTCGGCAGCGACCCGGCTGGCAATAATCTCGGCGCTCTCGTAACGATCAAGCTGGTGTATCCTTGACATGCCTGCACTCAACCACGGGAACCCGCGCTTCTGCTCGGCGAAGATTGGAACGAAAAGGTGCAGGATAAACTTCGCATCGACGCGCTCATAGTTCTCGCTGGTGAAGTCCTGGCGCATACCTCGGCGTGCGATGTAGTACCCGGTGACGTCCCCGTCCGTGTACTCGATTCCGTTGATGACCTCGACGCCATTGCCTTGGACGATGTTCATTTCCGTCGGCACCCGCATGGCGTCAATCATCTCAAGCTGAAACCCGTACTCTCCGGATCCATACCACTTACGGAAAAACACCTCACCGTCACGCGCAACCGACCACACAGCGGTCCTTTCCATATCCACACGGGTCCACTGTGATCGGCGCATCGGAACGCCCTTCTTCGACCAAGACCGCCACGCCTCTTCTATCACGTCGTTTGCGGATTTGTCCGGATCACCGTTCACCTTCTTGATCTTGGCTTCAAGGCGCACGCCGTTCGGACCAACGATATTGTCCACACACATATCAAGGTATCGGCGATAGTACCCGTTATTTTTAGCCAGCCAGCGGGACCGACCACGAAGGATCCGGAGCTCCCTGAAGAATTCCTCGTCACTTGACATGTTGACTGAAGGCCAGTCTGAGTTCAGTCGCCCAGCTGCGGCGGCAAGAAACTGTCGCTTTCCGTTCTTCGAGTGATTGACGCTCGGCGACACTGCCTGAGGCCTGAATGGTTTCATGCTCATGCTTCCTGATTCAGCGAGCATCTGCTCAAGCCGCTTTGCCCTCGCGTCCATCATCAGTTAAACCTCACTTTCACCTGACCAAACCGGCTTTTTCCTGTCCGTGCTGTCAGCTTCATGGCCTCTTCCGAGCGATACTCGATGCGGAGCCTGTCGCGAAGATCCATCAGTTCAGCCGGTGGAATGAACTTGAGCTGCCTTCCGGCGATGGTATATTCGAGCTGCGCCTGAGATGCTCGCCCGAGGATGACGGCCTCGATGGCATCGAGCGCCTTCTTTGCGAAACTCCGGTCATCGTAACCCGTCGAGTTGTCCGCGAAGTCCTCAATGATATCGATGGTTCCTGAGTCAACTTTAAACCGATCTGAACCATCCGTGACGGTTGCTTGGTAGCTGTAGGTACCAGCCTCCCAGAGCGCCGTTGTAGCCGCAGCGACATCGATGTGGTGTGTTGTACCGGACTCATACTGGGAGGCGGTGATGACGACATACCCTGCTGTGTTGACAAGAGCATACGACAGCGTCCATGTTGGAGCTGGATAGTCAGCGAGGGCGATCAGCCATTCGCAAGTGTCTCCCGCTGTGAGGCGAGATGGTGTGATAAGTGGGAGCGCCATAGGTTCCTATAACAGTTACCGGTTCTGTTACACGCAAACTGCATATAGCGAATTGAAGATGAAATAGCTTGTGGGTTACATCTTGGTTATAAGCACCAATAAAAAGAATTTCATAGGTCGCTCCGTTTTTTAATGCGTTTGCTGGTAACTCCTTGATGCCATCATGCGCTTCTTGAGATTGTCGGAAAACAATCGATGGACTCGGAATTGGGTTGACTCCTCAAAGCGCCACATCTTTCCGTACATCGCGTTATCCTCCCACGCAAGTTCAAGGCGAATCCTTTTTCCGCCGGCGTTTTTCTTTGACGTACCGAGCCTCTTGTAGATTCCTGGTCGTCCACCTCCTTTCGGTGTGCCGCTGAAGTATCGTGGATCGTCGAGCAAGCGCTTCCAGTTACGTTTCAAACCGCCATGCGCCGCGATAGCCGATCCGCCTGCTTGTGGTATCGGGATAGCCCTCTTCCGTGGTGTGCGCAAGCCGCCATATACTTGCCACTTCAGGTACGACGCCTGCACATCTTTAAGCCTTATCGTCCCTGTACGCATCGACCTTGACGCCTTATGGATCTGCCACGCAGACGGCATCGTCGTAAACGGCACCGGCTTGTCGAACACACCCTTCATCTCTTGCGGGTATATTTTTCGTAGGTCAAAAAGCGTGTCGTTTATCGCGCCGGCGAGCGCATATGGGATAGACTTCTCTTTGACATCGCGAAATTCCCGCATCACTGCTCTGATGTCAGACTTAATTGATACCTGCATCACCGCCTCCCGAATTTCAATTTCTTCACCTTCTTCATTGGTAATTTAGCACTTTTTTCTGGCGCGTTCTCGGTGGAGGTATCTGGAGGTTTATCCATAATCCGTCTCCTTCTGATCTGTCCCCATGCTGGTGATAGTATCCTCATGGCCGCGTATGAGTACACCCTTGTGTCAACAGGCTCGTTTCTCTCACGGATCTTCGTCCATACACGCTTGTCCCCGCGAGTCTTCTGCTCTTCCGCTGTCAAGCCCATAAAATACGTCCGCTCGTAGTGGTCCGGGAAGTGAGCGCTTCCTTTTTCGCCGGGCTCAATACTCAACCGCTTCAGGACGATGCTCTTTGCCGCGTCGCCATCGACCAGCCAGAGCTTCAGGCGTCTGGTTCCTGCCCTGGTCTGCTTGCTGATCACACCGCCCAAGCTCGTCGATGCACCTTTCACTGGGAATATCCGGTGCAGCTTACCAGCCTGCTCGCACCAGTCGAAAACCTGTTCCTGGTTGTAGCCGGTATCGATCGCCATACCGTCGACAGTTAGGATTGAACCATCCTGCCGAATGTACTCGCGACCCAGTACCGCGTAGAGCTGTGAGTAGACGTCGTCAGCCCCATTGGTAAACATCGCCGTGTTTCCCCAGAGCACAAGGTAATCAAGCGACCAATTCTCACCATCCGCTGCCCACCCGATGATTTCGGCTTCCAACCGGTCGCCCTGAACGTCGACGCCGATCGTTATTACCTCGACCTTGTCCGGCAGGCGATCTGGATACCGCTCGCGCCGATCCATCAGCGGGGCATCCTCGATGCGCTGACCTTTCTCCTCGTACAGCTCGCCGAGAACCGTGTTCGTAAAAACACGCAGACGATCAGGATATCCAGAGCAGTGCAGAAACTCAGCTGCCGTCTCAGCCCACGTCACAAACGGGCTGTAAGCCTGCCACATATGGAACCCTTGCCGCTTAACGATCTTCGGATACTTTGCCTTCCATACGCCATTCTGCACCATTTCCTGTTTATGCTCGTGCTCGATGGCAGCTCCGCAATGGATGCAGACAAAATAGGCGTGAATATGCTCGGAAATTGCCTTCTTTCGATAGTCAAATTCTTCGCCGTCAGCTTCGTCTCCACCGTTTACCAGTTCCTTTATGGCCTCCTGATCGTAATCAAATCTCAAATTTGGAAACTTCAGCACCTGAAGGCCTCCGCAGTGCGGACAGGGCAGGTAAAACTCCTGCTGGTTCGTCTCCATATAGGCGGGATAGATGCGGCTGGTGGATCGTTCGGTCGGAGAGCTGACCAGGACGATCTTCCGGTCGCTGAATCTTGTTGTGCGCTTACGCGCCAGCATCAGTATATCACCCTCGCCCTTGATCAAGCGGCCCCACCGATCGATCTCGTCTCCGACAAGCAGCCGGATCGGCCAACTCGACAGTGATGCCGGAGAGTTAGCACCAGGCATGATGATGAACCCGCCAGGAAACTTCTTGTGGCGCAGGCTGTTCTCGGCATCACGGGTGCGTTTATCGGAAAGCAGGCCAGACAACTCGGCCGTATCTGCGAACATCGGCTCAAGTCGCTGCTTGCTCACGCCGGTGGCCATCTCGATCGACGGCAAGATCCACATAATCGGGCATGGCTCTCGATGGGCAAACCTCCCGATGGTATTCAGGATCACTTCGGTCTTTCCAGTCTGCACCGACCACATCAGAATAACCTCTTCGACGAACGGGTCACTTATAGCATCCATCGGTGCCCTCTGATACTCGGCCAACGAGACGTAATACTTACCCTGATCCGTATATCGGAAGTTGTCCGTCCACTCGCTCACGGTCTCTTGCGGTGGCGGGATCAGGTCATCGTACAGACCGACCGCCTTCTCTCGCATATGTGACGCTGTCAGATACATTCTTCCCCCTCTGGCTTAATCGTATCGAGCTCTCTAAGGGCATCTTGTAGCTCTTTCCGCAAAACGATCTCCCTTTCCCTTGGTGTTGGCGGTAACATGATCACCGACAGCCTTCTCGGCAGCTGGAGGAGTTTTGCACGCATGTTCAGAACTGTGTCTCGGTAGATCTCATGCGTCACCTCAGCATCGGCGTACTTCCCGGTCATTACCTGGTACTTGTGTTCAGCGATATCTGCCTGAGTCTTCTTCAGTCTCAACTCCTCATGGTCAAGTGAGTTCACCTCAGCCTGTTTCGTGCGGATCATGTAGTCCACATACGCCTGGACGCACTCGGCAAGTGGATATACCCCTCGCTTCGCCTTCTTGAACACCCCAGATGATACGTACTGCTGCACCCGACGAGTAGTAAGTCCGAGCGTTTCAGCAAGTTGTCCGACGGGAACCTCTTTCATTTTATGATCCTATATGAAACCGAACCCTTCCGAAAAAACGGGCAGGCTGAAAAGATTCCGCGCTCGTGAACCATT